CCTTCTTCATACTAGATAGTTTGTCTATGGCTCGTGCCTTGCGTGGTGTAGAAGTAGGCAATAGCCTAGCTAAGTTGGCAGAAGACTATGGGCTACCACCTAAAGGACAAGCGGTGCATAGCACCAACGGCTTGGCTGAAATTACCTATGAGATGGAGAAAGAGTTAGCCATCTACTGCGAGCATGATGTGGAGTTGTGTGCGCAGATATACAGGAACCTGATGGGTGAAGTTGAAGGTGGGTTTCCTGAGAGCGAGCTAAAGCTAATTGACATGACGCTCAAGATGTTTGTGTTCCCTAGACTTGAGCTAGACAAGGAGATGTTAGATGAAGCAATCGAAGATGAGAGGACAAAGCGGGAAGCGTTGCTTGCAAAAGTTGGGGTTGATGAAACGGCGCTTGCTAGTAACCCTAAGTTTGCTGAAGTTCTTAGTGGACTTGGGGTCAAACCACCCCTCAAAATCAGTAAAACGACTGGTAAGGAAACTTACGCTTTCTCTAAAAACGATGCGCTCTTCCAAGCGTTGCTTAACAGTAGTAACGACGATGTTGCCCTACTTTGTGAGGCAAGGCTTAAGGTTAAATCGACGCTTGAACGCACAAGAGCGCAGAGATTCGCAGATATATCGGAACGAGGTGCGCTACCTGTCCCGCTCAATTACTACGGCGCACACACAGGTCGTTGGTCGGCGAGCAAGGGCTCGGGGCTTAATCTACAAAACCTCAAGCGGAACTCCTTCCTACGCAAAGCTATCAAAGCACCGCAAGGTTATACCCTCGTGGTCTGCGACCTCGCACAAATTGAGCCGAGAGTTCTTGCATACCTTGCGGACTATGAAGAGCTTATTGAAATCTTTGCGTCGGGGCAAGATGCGTATTCGGCTTTCGGGGCGCAAATGTTCGGCATCCCGAATCTTAGTAAAGAAACACATCCGACGCTTAGGCAGTCAGCCAAATCAGCGCTGTTAGGTTGTGGCTATGGCATGGGTTGGGCTAGCTTTTCTGCACAACTTCTTACTGGATTCCTAGGCGCACCACCTACGCTATACGACAAAGCATTTGCTAAACAACTTGGTGTAACTCAGCAAGATGCCGAAGACTTTGTTGGTTGGGAAAGAAACATGGAACTACTTAGCAAGATACCCCACACTTGCACAGACAGAGAGCTAGCGATACATAGCTTAGCGGCTAAGAAAATCATTGAGAAGTATCGTGAGGCGGCTTACCCTGTCGTAGCCTTTTGGGAGTTGTGTAGTTCGTTAATAAAGCATAGCCTAGCTGATGGTAAAGACTACGAATACAAGTGTCTAAAATTTACAAAAGAGCGTATAATTCTACCTAGTGGTTTGGCTCTGCGTTATCCTGATTTAAAGGGCGTAGCCGACGACAAAGGTAGGATGCAGTGGTTTTATGGGTCTGACGAGAAGAAGCTATACGGCGGTAAGCTGGTAGAAAACATCGTTCAGGCGGTAGCTCGTTGTGTGATGACTGATGGTATGTTGAGAATACAAGAACGATACCCTTGTGTTTTGACTGTCCATGATGAAGTAGTGGCGCTAGCCCCTGAGGAAGAAGCTGATGAAGCTGAAAACTGGGTCTTGGCGCAAATGGTCATGGAGCCAAAGTATATGAAAGGTATCCCGCTTGACGCAGAATCAAGTCATGCTAAACGCTATGGAGATGCAAAGTAATGGAAGTTAAACCAATCAAGTGGAGCCACTCGGGTCTTAAAGATTACGAAGGATGCGCTCGTCGGTTCTACGAGGTTAAGGTTTTAAAGAACTACCCATTCCAAGAGACTGTCCATACTAAATATGGTAAGCAAGTTCACGAAGCGGCTGAGTTGTTTGTAAAAGACGGCACGCCTGTGCCAGCAGAATACTCTTTTATGGAGCCGATTCTAGAACAGCTTATGAAGATTAACGGCAGAAAGATGCCTGAGCTTGAGATGGGTGTGCGTGAGGATTTAACCCCTTGCGCATTTGACGCACCTGATGTTTGGGCTAGAGGTATCGCTGACTTGGTCATCATAGATGACGATGGTTTGAAGGCTTGGGTAGTTGATTACAAAACAGGCAACGACAAATACCCTGACAGAGACCAGCTAATTCTAATGTCTTTGATGGTGTTTGCTCACTTCCCACACATCCGTCAGGTCAACTCTTCTTTGCTTTTCGTAGTGAAAAATAGTATGGTTAAGCATAAAATGATGGCAGACGAGAAAGATTTTCATTGGGGTTTATACCGAGAAAGAGTTGGCAAGCTACAAGCTAGCTACAAAAACGATGTATGGAACCCAACAAGCACCCCGCTATGTGGCTGGTGTCAAGTAAAGTCTTGTGAATTTAACCCCAAGCACTAGGAACTATTATGCAGACAGACGGCAAGCGTAACTACAAACACGCATACAAACTACAAAAGAAAACAGGCGAGACTGAGGATCAGTTAGAGCGACAAAAGGCTCGTAGAAAATACGACAAGGAAGGTATAGACCGCAAGGGCAAACACATTGACCATGTGAAACCCTTAAAGTCAGGTGGGAAATCAACAAGCGGTAACTTAAGACTGCGATCTCCCAAAGCAAATATGTCAGATAATAAAAAATAATACTGGCAACAACGAAAGGAAAATATGGAGTTACTAAAAAGTTTATTTGAAGACTTTGGTAGGGTGTTAACAAGCCCCGATAACGACACAATGGATACGCCTATTCATGTGCTTGAAGCTATGTGGCAAGTTAAGTGGGGCAACGAATGGGTTCCAGCAGAAGACTTTAGCGACCTCTTTTGGCAAGGTGCTTTAATGCGCTTAGCTAACCGAGACTTAGTCGAACATCATAGAATTGTTACCGCACCAGATGGCAATAGCGGTCTGGTATACAGATTAAAGAGCCATGCAGATAATTGAAAACAAGGCGCTGGTGTTTAACACCCGTGACCCACACAAATATAGCGTTATCCCTAACCACGCCATCGTAGAATCGAACGGCAATATACATAAAGTTGCTGTGAAATGGGGCTTGGATGAAGTGCGTGTGCTACGCAATCTAGGTGTTAAGAATGTTCCTTCGCCTATCCGAGCTAAATACACATGGCCGGGTATGTATAAACCCTTTGAACATCAGATTGATACCGCAGAATTTCTGACAATTCACCCTAGAGCTTTCGTATTTAACGACCCCGGCACAGGGAAAACTATGAGCGCGCTATGGGCTGCCGACTATTTGATGAAGCTAGGTCGTGTCCGTAGATGCCTTATCCTATGCCCCCTATCAATCATGCACGACGCTTGGATGAACGGCGTAGGTAAGAGCGTAATACACAGATCAGTTATCGTAGCGCACCACGCACAAGCTACAAGACGCATTGAAATGGTGCAAGGCAACTACGAGTTTGTAGTAGTGAACTATGACGGCTTAAATCTTATCGCTGACGAAGTTGTAGCTAACGGCAAGTTCGATTTAATTATTGTGGATGAAGCCAACGCATACAAGAATCCATCTACTAAACGCTGGAAGTCACTTAGCAAAATCCTCAAGCCCGATACTATGCTTTGGATGATGACAGGAACACCAGCGTCTCAGTCCCCTGTTGATGCGTATGGCTTGGCTAGGCTAGTCAATCCCTCAGGAGTTCCTAAATTTGCTACGGCATGGCGGGACAAGACTATGCAGAAATTAACCCAGTTCAAGTGGGTTCCCAAGAAAGGGGCGGCTGAGGCTGTTTTTGAGGCGCTACAGCCCGCCATTCGGTTTACTAAGGAAGAGTGTACCGACTTGCCCCCAGTCCTTACAGAGACCCGAGAAATACCCTTAACGCCCCAACAGACAAAATACTATCGCTTGCTTAAAGATAAGATGGTCATGGAAGCGGCTGGTGAAACTATTACCGCAGTTAATGCGGCGGCTGGTGTCTCTAAATTACTACAGATTTCTGCGGGTGCGGCTTACACAGATGGGCATGAAGTAGTTGAGTTTGATTGCGCCCCACGCTTATCGGTACTACTGGAAGTATTAGAAGAGACGAGCCGTAAGGTGATAGTTTTTGCTCCGTTCAGACATAGCATTGATACTATCCATAACCACTTACTAAAACACAATGTGGCTTCTGAGGTGATTCATGGGGACATTGGAGTATCTAAAAGAACAGATATCTTCAAGCGCTTCCAAACCTTGCCCGAACCTCGTATACTGGTAGTTCAACCGCAAGCCGCATCGCATGGTGTGACTTTAACTGCCGCAGATACAGTCGTGTTTTATGGTCCTGTTATGTCGGTTGAAACGTATTTACAATGTATTGCAAGAGCAGATCGTATTGGTCAAGATTCCACCAAAGTTACTGTGATACACTTACAAGGTAGTGAGATAGAAAAGAAGATGTTCGCCCAGCTCGAGAAGCGGGTCAGAGGTCACGATATCTTACTTAGCTTGTATAAAGAAGAAGTGAATCAGTAAAAAGAAAACCCTAGTTTGGGTTGTATTGTTGCCTCTATTGTTGTAAAGTATTTGACATAGACATTGAAAGGAGAAACGAGATGTCTGAAGAAAATGAATTGATACCGCTAGATAAACTGGCTAAGGTATACCGCAAGATATATTCAAGGGTTCAAGAGCTGACTCGTGAATACGAAAGTGAAATAGAAAAGCTCAAAGCGCAACAAGACGAATTGAAGAACGCCATGAAAGATCAGATGGTGGCTCTTGGCACTAACTCGGTGAAGACTGACGAAGGCACAATTATCTTGTCGCAAAAGGTTCGTTACTACACAGACGATTGGGATTCGTTCAAAGAGTTTGTTGTTGATAACGATGCTTTAGATTTGTTCGAGCGCAGAATATCGCAGAAGAACATGGCGTTGTTCCTAGAGGAAAACCCGGGGCTAGTTCCTGCTGGGTTAAACTCTTTGCAAGATTTTGCAGTAACTGTTCGTAAACCAACTAAATAAGGAAGTAATAAAAATGAGTGAACTCACTACATTTAACCCCTCAAAACTACCAGCGTTTGCAAAGAGCGCAGAGCTGTCTTCATTAGCTAAGAGCTTGGCTGGCGGTGTCGGGGTCTCACAGAAGCGTATCTCAACGAAGGGTGGAGTATTCCGTTTAATCGCTGGCGGTAAAGAGATTGCCGCTATTGATGACAGACATCTTGACGTAGTTATTGTTCAAGCTGCTCCAAAGATTAGCCGTACATTTTATGCTGGCACTTATGAGGAAGGCGCTAACTCAGCACCTACTTGCTGGTCTGCTGATGGTGATACACCTGATGCAAGCATTGAAGAGCCACAAGCTCCATCATGCGCAAACTGTCCTCAAAATGCCAAAGGCTCAGGTCTAGGTGATTCTCGTGCTTGCCGTTTCAGCCAGCGTTTAGCAGTTGTTTTGGCTAACGATATGGAAGGCGATGTTATGCAGTTGACCCTAGCCGCTACATCTATCTTCGGTAAGGAAGACGGAGACAAGCGCCCACTACAAGCCTACGCTCGTTACCTAGCGGCTCAAAGCATTAACCCCGAGACCCTAGTAACTCGTATGCGTTTTGATACTAAAGCCGCAGTACCCAAGTTGTTCTTCCAACCTATGCGCTGGTTGACCGACGAGGAGTATGAAGTTTGCGCTAAGAAGGGTCAATCTACCGAAGCTAAGCAAGCAATTACTATGAGCGTAGCTAAGAAGAAAGACGAGCCATTAGCTCTCGAAGGCAAGAAACCAAAGGCTAAAGTAGAAGCATCAGAAGAAGCTGATGAGCCTGAAGTTCGCAAGCCAGCAGTTAAACCCAACGCAGTACCAGCCAAGAAAGCTGGCAAGCTAGCCGAAGTAATCGGCGAATGGGAAACTGACGACGAGTAATAGTTTTGGGGGAAAGTGGATGGTTTATTAACCCGATGCTTCACGTACATTGCACGAGTACCCCACCCTTTAATTAACGAGAATAATAAGATGCCGTATTCAGATAAGATTGTTGAAGCAACATCAAAAGCGCCTAAGTCGCTTGGTAACTTATTAGGAAGATGGGCTGTTAAGCTTGACTTTCCTGTAATAAAAATATCCGATTACACCGGAGCAACACGTCAGTCTATTTATAACTGGTTTGGTGGTTCAGAAGTATCGCCAGCATACCGCAGAAGTGTAGAGAATTTACTGGCCATCCTACAATCAAGCAACACCGCAGAGGAGGCAATGAGAAAATGCAACAAAACCAAGTAGAATCATCCATCAACCCACGCATATTGACCGATAGAGAATTAGTTAATTTTGCTGAACGATTTTTGTTAGCGGGTAGTACCATGCCCGAGGACTTTCAGCAAGAGCTAGTACACAGATTGTACGAACGTATTAACTAATTTTAAGGGGTTACTTATGAAGTCGCAGGATTTCCTAGCGACTGTGCTTCCATCTTCGGGTAAGTATTGCGCCTGCGAGTTGAGCACAGCTAAAAAAGAGCACGTCTTTGTGGAGACGATTGAAGACTTGTATAGCACAGCTATCGAGTTTAGTAATAAAGGCTTAAATGCTTTTTATGCGTTATCGACTTTTGATGCTAACAAACGACTAACTGAAAATGCAGTAAAAATCAAATCATTGTTTTTAGATATTGATTGTGGTGATGGAAAGGACTATGATAGTAAACAGGCGGCTGCGGCGGCATTGGATAGCTTTTTGTCCGAAACTTCGTTAGCAGACCTTGGAACCCCATACATCTTATCTAGTGGGGGTGGACTCCATGTTTACTGGCCTCTGACCGAAGAAGTTGATATTGCAGTTTGGAAACCTGTTGCTGAGAATTTAAAGAGACTCTGCAAGCAGATGGACTTCAATATAGATTTTGGAGTTACAGGCGATGCGTCTCGGGTTTTGCGGGTTCCTGATACTAAGAACTACAAGCAAGCTAAGCCACGCCCAGTAAAAATTCTAGTAGAAGGTAAGACCTTTGAGCTAGAGAAGATTAACGCCATCCTCAAAGACCAGCTAACCATCACCTACGAGGAAACTTCTCTTAACATCCCCGGCAAGCGCCCCAAAGAAACAGGGGCAACCAGTGTCAA